TAATACATCAAACTCTGGAACTCAAGTAAATCTTGAAACAAATAGATTGTTTAGAGATGTATCATCTTGGTATCATATTGTACTAGCTGTTGATACAAGTCAAGGCACTGATACAAACCGAATAAAGCTTTATGTAAATGGCTCACAAGAGACAAGTTTTAATACATCAACATATCCTTCACAAGATACAGATTTATTAACCTCAACAACTCCACAGATGACTATTGGAATGAGAGATTTAAGAGGAACTAATGCACAATTTTGGGATGGTTATATGTGTGAAGTTGTTTTTATAGATAATCAACAATTAGCACCAGATCAATTTGGAGAATTTGATTCTAATAGTCCAACAATTTGGAAACCTAAAGATGTATCTGGTTTAACTTTTGGCACAAATGGTTTTTATTTAGATTTTGAAAAAGATGGTTCTAGCACAGGATTTGTTGATAGCAGCTCAAATGCTAGAGCAATAACAGTTACAGGAAATGTACATCATTCTTTTGATCAAGCAAAATTTAATGAATCTAGTATAGAATTTGATGGCACTAATGATAGTTTAGATATTGCAGATAGCACAGATTTTGATTTTGGAACTGGTAATTTTACTTTTGAATTTTTTGTTTTTAAACAAACATCTGGCAAAATGGCTATATTTGAAACTAGAAGTTCTGGTAGTAATAATGGTTTTAATTTAGAATTTTCTTCCGCAGATAAATTTGAATGGTATGACCCATCTATTGCATCAGGTGGTGATCTTCCAAAAGACCCTAGTGCAATTTCACTTAACACTTGGACACATTATGCAGTAGTTAGAAATGGTACAACTTGTACAATGTATAAAAATGGAACATCAGTTGGAACTCCTAAAGATGTTGGTTCTAATTCTCAAGTTTCTGCTGGAACACCAACAATAGGTGAAAGTGCATCTGGTGCAAATGATTTTGATGGATATTTAGATGAAATAAGACTATCAAACACAGCAAGATATACAGGAAATTTTACAGCACCTACATCTCCATTTACTTCTGACAGTAATACTGTTTTATTAATTCAATCTAAAGCTAGTAATTTAATTGGTGCTGATGTAAGTGGTGAAGGAAATCATTTTCAATCAAGTGAGATTACTTCTGAAGATCAATCTACTGATACTTGTACAAACAATGGGTGTACAATAATAAATACTAGTACAGCATCAAAAGCTTACACATTATCAGAAGGTAATCTAAAAGTAACTGCTTCAGCTAGTAATTGGTATGGTGTTCCAAGAGGAAGTATTGGAGTATCATCTGGAAAATGGTATTTTGAGGTTAAAGTTACAGATGAAAATGATAATTTTGTGGTTGGATATATGAGTGCAACTAATTTAGCAGATGTTGGAGATAGAGCAACAAACGGATACCCAAAATTAAATGGTTTTCAATCAAGTGGATATATTAAGAGGCAAGATGGTTCAGAAGGAAATATATCTAGTAGTTTTCAATGGTATGATGGAGATATTGCACAAATAGCTTTAGATATGGATAATAAAAAATTATGGATAGGAAAAGCTGGTTCTTATTATAATTCTGGTAATCCAGCCGCAGGTTCAAATGAGACAATAGGTTCAAGTTATTTTACTGCTGGAGAAGCATATTTACCAGCTATTACTTTTTATGGAACTAATGATGGATCATTTAATTTTGGTTCACCACCTTATAGTGAAAGTGGTGGAAATTCAGATGCTAATGGTTATGGTAATTTTAATCAAACAGTACCAAATGGTTTTTATGCACTCAATTCTAAAAACTTAGCGGAGTTTGGATAATGGTTTCATATTCACTTCGTTCATATAAAAAAATTAAAGGAGAACTTTAATGGCTTATACGACTATAGATAACCCAGAACTTTATTTTCAAGCAAATCTTCATAGTGGAAATAGCAGTACACAATCTATAACTTTTGATGGTTCTGAAAATATGCAACCAGATTGGGTTTGGATAAAGGAGAGAAATGCTGCTGAACATCATTATCTATTTGATTCTGTTAGAGGTGTTCAAAAATTTATTTACACTAATTTAGATCATTCTCAACCTAGTGCTAATCCTAACTCATTAACTGCATTTGATTCAAATGGTTTCTCTACAGGTAATTATGCTGATATTAATGAAAGTGGTAAAACTTATGTTAGCTGGAATTGGAAAGCTGGAACAACAGGCTCTGGTACAACTACAGGTTCTGGAACAGGTAAAGCTTACTCTTATGCTGTAAATACTACAGCAGGTTTTTCTATTGTTCAATTTGTTGGTAATGGTACAGCTGGTCATACAATACCACATCACTTAGGTGCTGTTCCTAAAATGGTTATAGTAAAAAGTGTTAGTTTTACTGAAGATTGGGAAGTTTATCATCATTCTTTAGGTAATGAAAATGTAATAAGATTTAATAGTGATGGAGCATCGTTTGATGCAGCAAAATGGAATGACACAACACCTACATCATCTGTTTTTAGTGTTGATAGCACCAATAGCGTAAATAAAAATGACGAAACTCTTATAGCATATTCATTTTGCGAAAAAAAAGGCTATAGTAAGATTTCTAATTTTACTGGAAATGGAAATGCTGATGGAACTTATGTTTACTGCGGATTTAGACCAGCTTGGGTTATAATTAAAAAATCAGCTGGCACAAATGAGTGGGGTATTTGGGATAATAAAAGATCAACATCTAATGTTACAGATGATATTATTTATGGAAATTTAAACAACGCAGAAGCTGCTAATAATTCAAATGGTTTGGACTTTGTGAGCAACGGTTTCAAGATAAGAGCAAGTGGAGATTTATTTAACGCAAATGGTGCTTCGTATATATTTATGGCTTTCGCAGAATCGCCATTTGTAAATTCTTCTGGTGGTGTACCCAATAACGCAAGGTAGTTATGAAATTTGTACTTATGCTTTCAGTATGTTCATTTGTAACCGGAGAATGTAATCCACCAATTACTTATGGTCAAACATTTGACACATGGAAACAATGTGCAATAGTAGCTATGAGTACAAGTATGCAATACTTACAAACTATGGATGATGAAACAGTTAATAAATTTCAATTATCAACGCAATATACTTGTAGATCACAAGAGATAATCTAATGGCTAAAAATTCTGCACTTGAAAGAATAGAATCACACGAAAAACTTTGTCGTATCATGCAAAAACAAACTCATCAAAAAATTAATAACATAGAATCAGAAATCAAAGATATTAAAAGACATATGTATTATGCAATGTCAGCATTAATAGGTGGTATGTTTACAATTATAGTTATATTATTTCAAAAACTTTAACTTTGAGGTCTTTATGGCTAGAAGAAAAAAAGCTATTACTGGTTTAACTGCAGAAATTGCAGTGCAACTAGAGTTTGCAAAAGACCCTAATATCCTAGTGTTTACACCTCTTGGCGGTCTTGGTCCTATAGATATTGTTACTTTAAATATGACTACAGGTGAGTATACTGGTTATGATGTTAAATCAAAGAATTATAGAAAGTCAGATTACGAAGCAAAAGATGGCTACAAAAGAAAAAGAGTTGGATCATTTATATCCAGAGGTAGAACTAAAGAACAAATAAAATTAAAGGTAAAAATTGTATATGCAAAGTGATAATTCTTTAGACATAATTAATGAATATAAAGATCAAGTTAGAATATTAAAAGGTCAGATAGCAGAACTTGAAGATGCTGGTAAATCTAAAGATGCAGCCAACAAAAGATGTTTGCAAAAATTAGAGTTTTGTACTAAAGACTTAGATGATGCTTTATCTAAAATTAAAAAGTTAGAGGAGAAGAAAAATGTGGATTAGTGCAATAAAATTAGCAATCAATGCTGGTAGTCATATCTACAAAAAAAAACAAGAAACTCGTATGAATATTGCTTCTGCACAAGCAGTTCATGCAGAGAAGATGGCTAGAGGTGAGCTTGAATATAAAGCGAAAGTTATTGAGAGTAATGATAATGGTTGGAAGGATGAATTTGTCCTTATTCTCGTATCTCTTCCTGTTCTTATATTGGTGTATTCTATTTTCTCTGACGATCCTAACATTCGTGTTAAGTTAGATTTATTTTTTGAGTATTTTAAAAACTTACCCTACTGGTATCAAGCTATTTTTATTGGTGTAGTATCTGCAATCTATGGTCTTAAAGGTGCAGATATAATGAGAAAAAAATAGTGGCGAGAGTAAAGTTTAATATAGCTGATCAACCTCATGTAAGAATACCTAAAAAAACAAGCATAGGTAGACGACCTAAATTATCTTCTATGAACAAAGGTAAAAAAAGACAAAAAGGTAAATCAAAAAATCGTGGACAGGGTAAATAATATCTTATATTAAAACACTATAGGAGATAAACATGATTGATTTAATTAAAGAAAAAGCTATGCATTTTTGGACAGATCATAAATTAATGGTTATTGTTTCAACAGTTGTATTGCTTATTGCTATTATTAAATAATATAATTTTTTTTTAAGGATAACTTATGGAGATAGAAAGTATGAACTATTACTTTACAGGTGTTCTTATAATATTAATGGTTCTACTAGCTTTTTTTGGTGGACCAAATTAAATGAAAATATCAGAAAACACTTCAGTAAGTATGCCAATGAAAAATATGATTGGTATCATAGTTGCTGTAGCTATGGGTGTGTTTGCTTATACAGAAGTTACTGCTAGACTTACATCTCTTGAGACATCAAGAGAATTATTTGAAAATGATTTGCTAAAAAAAAGTCAGCAAGTACCTACAGATCAAGAGCAGTATATGTTGCTCGAATCTGTATTTAAAGATGTAGAAAAATTAATTGAAAACCAAGAACAAAATATGACAAACAAAGTTAATATAGAGTTTCTTAAAGAGCAAGTACAAAAACTACAGGTTGATGTAGAAAAATTAATTAGAAATGGGAGTGGACATTGATTGCAGAAATTGTAGCTTTGTTAATGATAGTTGATCATGAGATTAAAGAACATAGAATACAACCATCTATGTCAGAATGTTTAAAAGGTAAAAGAATTGCTATGAGAAAAGTCTCTGATAATGTAGAGTATAAATGTATCAAGTCTAAAGCAGAGCTTGAAGATAACATTGATGGCAGTAAATCAATTAAAAAATTAATATTAAAATAATGGCTGACAAACAACCACCAAGAACTAAAAAATATTACAGGTCTACCAAATCTGGTGCGGGTATGACAAGTGCTGGTATTAAAAAATATAGAAGAGACAATCCCGGATCAAAATTAAAAGGAGCAGTAACAGGAAAAGTTAAGAAAGGATCTAAAGATGCTAAACGTAGAAAAAGCTATTGTGCTAGATCAGCCGGTCAAATGAAGAAGTTTCCTAAAGCTGCAAGAGATCCTAATTCTAGGTTGAGACAGGCAAGACGTAGGTGGAAGTGCCGATAAAAAAGAAAACATGGGTAAGACCTAAACAACAATCTTTAATTTGTGGCTATTGCGAGACTTGTAATAAAGAGCTTATAAGTGATGAGGGTGGTTGGATTATTACAGCTAATAAAAAATATTTTTGCCATGATGGTAAAGATGGTAGTTGTTTTGACAACTATTGTGTGTTAAAACTTAAACAACAAAAGGAGAATAATTATGTATGGTAAGTCAAAAGGTAAAAGTAAATTAACAGCTAAACAAAAAACTTTACCTTCATTTTTAAAAAAAAAAATAATGAAGTCTAAAGCTAAAAAAAGGAAATAATGAAAAAAGGTTATCACAAAACTAAATCTGGTAAAACAGCTCGTAAAGGTTTGTACTATAATATTAACAAACGTAAGAAAGCTGGTACATCAAGAACTAAAAAGAAATCTACAATTACAAAGAAAGCATATAAAAATATGCAATCTGGTTTTAAGAAATAAGTTCTTCAAACTCTTGCCACAAAGATTGTTCTGGAGACCAGAATCTTTTTTGGTCTCTTTTCATTTCTATTGAATGTAAAACTGTAGTGTGATCTTGACCAAAATATTTACCAATATCTGTTAAACTCATACGATACTTTTCATTTAAAATATTGTGTATTACATTTCTTGCTCTAACAATATCTGTTGATCTACTTTTATTCATTAGAGTTTCTTTATGCACTTCAAAATGTACACACACTTTATTAATAACACTTTGTACTTGTGATGGTTTAGGTCTGGTATTAACATAACCTACAATCTTTTTAACATTACTATCTTTTATTGGTTCTTTTTGTAAAATGTTTGCAGCATATAAAAATCCTTCCGAGAACCCTACCTCATATAATCTTTCTTCTTGGCTCGTAAGAAGGTAAAATGCTTTTTTTATTTTATATATAAAATTGTTTTGATCTAACTTTTTTATATGTTGATTGTAGTGTCTGCTTATATTTATGGTCATAGATCCCCTACGTTTTCCTTCAGTTTTTTTTCAATAATAAAATTAATGAGTTATACTCTCATCAATTCTTCTTTTGTCTGCTCTATCTTCCAAAGCAATCTATAAGAATCTTTTTGATACTTATTAACTTTCTGCTTTGCTTCTAGGTACTTCTCATGTTTCTTCTGCTGAAGATCCCTGTACTTTTGCAGACGAGTTTTTATCTCGTTCATCCTTATCCTTTTTTACTGTTGTAAAATCAATCCTCAAATTATCAATTTTACATTCTACAAGTTCTCCATTATTGGATTTATTTGCAGCTTTCTCTACATTATCAAAGAGTTCGATCATTGAAAATGAACATTCTCCATTAATAATTCTTCTATACTTACTCATTTTTATCCTTTTTGGCAACCTCTTTTTTGTGTATCTCTCTGGTCATTTTATTGTACACACTTAGGTCTAAATAATTATCAGCTTTAAAATTTTTTGTTGATCTATATAGTTTTAATCCCATCATTAATTGACCTACTTGGTGTGGTTTAATTCTTTTTTTAAGATTATCAAACAATATTAATGTAAACATTTCTGCTAATAAAACAAAGTTTTCTTGATAGTTACCATAATCTTTTTGACGATCATCAATAATTTTCTTTTCAATCTCTTGATCTAAATCTGTTATTTTTTTATCCATAAATATATTGAGGTGTCTTAGGGAAGAAAACTACCGAAAGGGAACTAGAAAGAAAAAACTCCCCTAAGACTAAATACAAATTAATTAAAACTTGTATGATTGTTTATTACCATAATTAGGTTTGCTTTGAAACCCCTTATTAGAGACAGAAGGTTTATCTTCGTTAGCAGTAGGTGGTGTCATCTTGATTGTAATCCCAATAACATTACCTTGCTCATCCTTGTCATCCCATCCAGCTTGATTGTGCCAAACATCTCCTATCTTTACACCGATTGTCCATTTCTTACCCTCTGGTGCTTTTAGGTTTGGCGGTGCTACCCAATCCGGTTGGTTCTCTGCGTTCTTATTTTGGTTTCTAACCAAGTTACACCATACTACATCTTCACTCATGTTTACTCCTTTGTTATCGTTAGCTTTTACTAACCCTTGTTTAATTGTAATTCACGACTTTCAGCAATATCTGTTACTTGCCTATATGCTCGTAAATTGTTTCTTAGTAGATACTCAACATTTGCTCTATGCTTTTGTTTGACAATGTCAAAGGCTTGTTTGTTAGCAGCATTTTTAAGTTCATGTTTTATATCTTCTACATTTATAGTTTCATCCATATATGTAGGTTCTTCAACAGATTGCTCTGTAGAATCTTCAAATGGTTTGGCTTCGTAACCATCCTCATCTTTGATACCTGTTTTAAGATTTAATAAATTTAGGAACGCATACTTTCGTGAGTATGACATAGCATTACCAGTTCCAAACTTATCTAGGTTTCCAAATGCTGAACACCCATCAACAAGTATATGTTGTGTTGGATCATCAACATCATAAACTCGCATGGTACATACGACCATTACTTGTTTTATGTTTGGTACAATTTCTGTCAGATAATTACAAGTCGCATACAAACCATTATCAAGTAAAGCTTGTGTTGCAACTGCTTGTACATCATCATGTAGCAATGGATTAAAGTGCATCCCATTTGCTTTTGCACCTTTTTTGACACCTTTAGCACTTAAACAGGCATCATGTAGTTTTTGATATATATTTCTTTTAGTCATTTTTCCTTTCACAGTTTTTTTTGTTTATTACTTTTTGCCAATCAGATTTTTTTTCTACTTTCCAAACGTAAGAAGCTATAATTATTCCTGCTTCATTTACAGTACATTTTTTACCAAATACAAACTTATTCTTTGGCTCTTCATGTGCAAACGCACTTGTTGTCAATAATAAAGACAACAATACTATCATCACTTTATTCATGTTTTATTCCCCATAGGTTAGTTATTAGTTTTTCTTGTTCTGGTGCTAGATCCTTATAATAAAAAGGATGATACATATCTGGTGGCTCACACATTTGTGCAAGTTCAGATAAGCTACCTTTACAAAACATAATCATACGTTCCCATAAAAGTATTTTCTCAACCATTTTAAAATAAAGAAATTCCAGATGTTCTTTCTTCATCAACTCATGTGATTGATCAAAAATTATGTGATCTTTATCATTAGTGTAAACAAGATAAGGTATTTTCTTGGTACACATATAGTAAAATGAAGTCTGTGTAAGGTTATCTAATGCAGGTTCAGTGGGTAAATCTTGACTATTCATTGTCCACTCTTCCTTGTTTCTAACCTTTCTAATATTGGGTGGTTTTGTTTTTAATTCTATAAATAATTTGTCTGTAAGATAATCTACTTTACCTAAAATATCTTTTATCATTGTCATTTCTTTTTTTCTAACATGATACTCGCAAACTAATTTATCATCTTTAATTAAATCTTTAACAACTTTCTCTGTTACATTTATACAGTCTATTGCATACTCAATCATTTGTTCTCTTGCGAACTTATCCTTATTGTCTACCGGTGGCTTTTCATTTATAATGCCGAGTTCGTTTTGAAATATTTTATTAAATTCTCTATCCCATTTTGTTTCTTTCATAGTAGATGTTTTCCAAATAACATCACCTATTAATCTTTGTACTGTATTATTAACTAAGTTTCCAAAGTTAGCTTTATATCTAAATGGAAAAGTTCTTCTAACTTTTTGTGGAAAAGTATAACCAATTAAATTTTTTGCAAATGGTGATGATGTTGAAGAGTATGACCAATGATCTAATCCTTCTCCACCATTAAATATTGCAAATGCTTCAGCTATAAGCTGTTCTTGTGTTTTTTCTCTTAGTTTCATAAGTTCCTAGTTTTCCACTATCTTATACACATAATTATTTTATTGTAAAGATAATTATTCTATTATATATCAATACAAATCAGATAATAGGGAGTAATTATGACACTTGAAGAGTATAGAAAAGACAAAGGATTATCCTATTATAATCTAGGTTTAGAACTAGGTATAGTAGGTGTACAAAATCCCGGAACTTCTGTCCAGCGTTGGTGCTTGACAGCTAAAGTTAAAAGATTTCCAGATCCAGAAATGGTAAAGAAAATTTTAGAAGTAACAAACAATAAAGTAACTTTAGAGGATTTATATAGTGAGTGGTATAAAAAAGTTATTAAGTAAACACATATCTAAATATCCATACGTTGAAATTAGATGGCATGACATTGAAGATTCTAGCGAGTGGAGTAATTTAGAATCTTTAAGTAAGGAGATACTACCTGTTGCTGTATCTAAAGGTTATCTTCTTAATCAAGATAACGGAGTTACTAAATTATTTAGAGATTATATTGAAACCAAAGGCAAAGATACATTTGAGGATATTGGAAGTACAGTTATAATACCAACCTCTGTTATTGTATCTATGAGAAAAATAAAATTATGACTTATTCTGGAATGTTTGATGAGATTGAATGTATGCAAGAACTTAAAAAATTAAAAAAAGAATTAGCTAAACTTAAAAAAGACAAAGAACGTGGTGACGCTGATTTAGAAAAACGTATAGATATATTACAAACCGATAATGATATTAAGGATTATGAGATAAGAGTTTTAAGAGAACAAATTGATGAAAGCGAAAACGAAATAATAATAAAAAACAAATGAAAGGTTAAATATGATTGAGTTGTTTTTAGGATCGCCTATTGAACTACAAGTATTGGTTTTATTCTTTGTAGTTTATGTTACTTGGAACTTCCTTAATGGCTAGACAAACTTATGCTTTCAGTAATGGAAGTTATAACGATTGGCATAGAAAATATGATGGCATTGCCATGATTGATATTGACAGTATTGAGTGCTGTCCTAGATGTTATGAGCCTTTAGCCATTATTGAGACCTGTTTTGACAAAAATCAAAAATACAAGGCAACAACACTCTCAAAGATAGTCGCTAGTCGCCTAAATATACCCTGTTTTTTGGTATTTTATAAGAATCTGACCGACACCACCCTAACTTTCCGGATCAAGCGTATAACAAGCTCTCCGACAGAGTTTGAGTTGATGAATGAGGATCAATGGTTGTCAATCTTGCTAGACCTCCAACACAATCACAGAAAATTTTGCAAACATGAATAATAGTCGTGCTTTTTTACATATAACCTATAAACTATATGGACACCTTGATAAATTAAGTGGTACTAAAAAATCTAATTGTATTAATTGCTATCTATCTTTAATGAAACACGCATGGAAAAAGAATAACTATGAGTGTGGTCTACGTTATTCAACTGTTGTAAAAGAAACCAAGTTATCTCGTATTACTGTCAGACGTACCCTTGATACTTTGGAAAAATTACACGTTATATCTACTGTTCGTGGTAGATCCGGTAAAACCTATAAAATTAACCAATTATTCCTTAAAACTGAATCAGATAGCTCAATTATATACAATAATAAGAATAAGAAGTATAAAATTGATCACTCTAATGTATATAAAAGAGCAGTATTAGAAGAAACAATATACATTAGTAATATAGATAAGATTATAAGAGATAATAGGAATGATAAAGATAGTTTAATACTAAACTTATCAAAGCTCCCCCTGTCAGACCTTAATTCAGATACTAACAATCCTTATTATGTTAAGTTGGCTATTAAGAAGAAAGATGAATTGGATCGTGAAAGTAAGGCAACCTATGTACATCCTCAAAAAATAATTAATGAACTAACCAAGATTAAAAAAAATAGTAATCCAAGATACCGGGAAAGGGTCGAATTTAATAAAAGAAATAATCTTGATTATAAAGGGAGACCTAAAAAATAATGGTAGGTAGACCAATGCGAAAGGTTTTCTGTCAAGGCTTTACTCGTGCTGGTAGACGTGAGGGAAAACTGATACCATGTAGAATGAAAGGATATGAACTTGCAAATGGTACTTATTACTGTAAATATCATGGTTATCAGAATGTTAAAGGGTTCAGAAAAGCTAAATATACAGATGAAACTAGAATAAAACAATTAAGTAAGCTACAACAATTTAGGAAATATACAAATGAACAACTCAAAGAATACTATTACACCAAAGTCAAAGTCAGAATTGATAACAACGAGCCAAGCCGATACAATTTGCGAAAAACTCACGAGAGGTCTAACTCTTACAGAAATACTAGAGGAAAAACAGTATCAGTTCAGCTTGATGAAATTTTATCATTTCTTAAAAAAAAATCCAGAAATGAATGAGAGGATAACTGAAGCTAGAAAAAATGGTGTTCAAACTTTAATTGATAAACTGTTGCAAGTGTTTCAATATCAAGAAATAGAAAACCCTAATCAGATACTATGGATAAGGGAAAAAACAAAGTTTATTACCTTCCTTGCTAACAAACTTACAGATCTATATTCAGATAATAAGGTACAAAATGTTAAGACCGATCAATCAATTAAAATTTCATGGGAAGATAATCAATCGGATATGATTGATGTATCGGAAG